GAGCCACCCCCGCCTCCTATTATGGAGCAGGAGAGTGAGCGTGAAGAGGTTGGCAGAGACCTTGAGCGTAGACGGGCAGCAGCAAGGAGAGGATTTGAGTCTACGTGGCTTACAAGAGGAAGCAGGGTTGGTGTACCAGGTGGAGGGGCGGCCACTCAGCAACCACAGCAACCTCAAACTGTACTGCGTAAGACTATGGGGGCATAATCAATGGAACTGCCTGGTGTGACCGATATACAAAAGTATAAGAAACGGCATAAAGAGCTACTCTATAATAGGTCGCATTGGGAGCCTATATGGAAGGACTTGTGCAGTTATGTCCTGCCGCAGTATGGCCGTGCTTTGTACCCAGGTTTTGAAACCAGACCCAGACGTGGCGACGATGACATGGTGACGTCATGGCCCACGCTTGCAGCACGAGTAACTGCGGCAGGACTTCAAAGTGGGATGACATCTAAATCAAGGCAGTGGTGGCGTGCCAGTCTGCCTGATCCTGAGATGTCTAGATTCCCCGCCATACGTCGATGGCTGGACGAAGTTACTTATCGTATGACTTTCGTGATGGGGCAGAGTAATTTTTACGAAGGTACGTATGGTGTATGGAGTCAAGCCCCTACGTATGGTACTGGTGTAACTGTATTTCTTGAAGATTTTGAGGATGTCATACGAGCGCATACATTGATGATTGGTGAATATGCACTGGCTTCTGATTATACACTGCGCAACAATACATTATATAGGTCTTTCTATATGCGTACGTGGGAGTTAGTAAATACTTTTGGCAAAGAGAATGTATCACGACAAGTTAGAAATGAGTACGACCGCAACAATACTGAGCAATGGCACCACATTATCCATGCCATAGAGCCGAATGATGACCGTATTCGTGACGGTAGAAGTAACAGAAATATGCCATATAGGTCTGTATATTTTGAGGCTGATGTCTCGGAAGACGACGAAGGAGTACTTGAGGTAAAGGGCTATGAAGAAAAACCATTCGCAACATTTAGGTGGGAGATAGCTGGTAGAGATGATTATGGTTTCGGGCCAGGGTGGGTGGTTTTGCCTGACTGTAAAGAACTTCATGCTACGCTGAGAGACAGAGGAGTAGGTATAGAAAAATCAGTTAACCCACCGCTTCAAGCCCCCGTTGCTGATATGGACAAAGTAGTTAATGCAGCACCAGGCGGATTATCATTTTACTCAACTATGCAATCAGGCGGAGGAATTAAGCCATTATATGAGGTTGCACCTGACTTAAACGGTATACAGCTAAGCTTAACTGAATTGAGGCAATTAATAGACCAAGCATATTACAAAGATTTGTTTCTTGCATTGATGGCTAGGTCTACAGGAAGCGCAGAAAAAACAGCTCGTGAAGTTGTGGAAATACAGCAGGAGAAGTTATTGATGCTGTCGCCAGCGTTAGAGCGAGCTGATGAATACTTAGATGATGCAATCAACAGGATATTTGGTATTATGCTTAGAGGTGGTTTGTTGCCACCACCACCACCAGACATTGTAGATCAAGAGATAACCATAGAATATGTGTCAATATTAGCTCAAGCTCAACAAATGATAGAGTCGGCAAAGATAGAGCAAGGTTCGGCATTCATTGCACAGCTTTCTAGTTTGTACCCTGAAGCTAGAGATATATTGAATCCTGATGCCATCGGTGAAGGGTACTTATCTGCTATTCAGATACCACAGAGGATGCTTACTGATCCTAGGGTTCGTGAACAAATTAGAAGAGAAAGGGCTGAAGCAGAAAGACAAGCAGCACAAATGGCTCAGATGCAGCAGATTATAGAACAAGGGAAGACATTATCTGAGGCTGATATGAGTGGGCAGAATGCACTTAATGCTCTGCTACAGGGTGCAGCAGGTGGTCTTAGATGAACAGGAATCCTAGAAAATATAGTGTTACTGACCATGAAGGGGCAGAAAGGCAAAGATTAAAAGAGCAGATTATTGAAAATATGCGTATCAATGATCTAGCTGAGATTGTATCAACAGAACCTGGGAGGAGGTGGGTGTATTCTATCATTGAGCGATGTCACATATTTCAGCCAGTAATGACTGGCAATAGTTATACTTTCTTCAATGATGGAATGAGACAGATAGGATTAATGGTTATTGGAGAGCTAGCTCGTGTAGATAAAGATTTGTTTGGCAAGATGTTTGCGGAATCATTTAAGTGGAATGAGCAGGTAGAAGCAATACTACATGATTGGGAGGAAGAAAATAATGACTGAAGAGCTTAACGTCAATGCCGAGGCACAGACAAACACTGAACCCTCGGGTGAAGGCGAGCAAGCGGTAGAGAAAAAACCAGTCTCTGGCGAGGCTAAACCTGCAGAGAAGCCTGACTCAGCAGAGAAACCTGATGTTGCAGAAAAAACCGACCCAGCAAAGAAACCTGCAGAAGAAAAGCCAAAGCCAGAGGTGCCTGAATCATATGAGTTTCCTGAAGACCTTAATCTTACCGAAGAAGAAAAGGTTAAGTACACCGAGCTTTTAAGAAAACATGGTGCTACTCAGGAAGCAGCTAACGACCTCATTGAACATATCAAACAACAAGCTAAGGCAGTTCAGGAAGCTAGCGTCAAAGCTTGGTATGATCAGGTAAAAAAATGGGGCGAGGAAGCAGAGAAACACGAGGAGTATGGGGGCCCTAAATTTGAGGAGAACCTCAAAACAGTGATAATCCCTGTACTTAATAGGTTCGGAGACGAGCAGTTAATTCAGGAGCTCGACCAGACTGGATTTGGCAATAACCCTAGACTTTTAGCTTTTCTGTATCGTATAGGTAAAGAGATTGGTACAGAGGCTAAATTCGTCGAAGGCCGTCCAGGGGTTGGCGATGAGGATAACATCCTGAAGACGCTCTATCCGACAATGTTTAAAGATAATCAATAGGAGGTGTAATAAATGCCTGAAGTGTTTGGACAAAATCTTCCAACATTGCACGATTGGGCGAGACGGCTTGACCCTAAGGGCAAGATAGATACTGTAGTTAACTTACTAGCTGAAACTAATCAGATACTAGAAGATATGGTGTGGATTGAAGGTAACCTGCCTACAGGGCACCAGACCACTGTAGCCACAGGCATACCTGAGCCTACGTGGAGGGCATTGTATCAAGGGGTTAAGCCTACCAAGGGCACGACTAGGCAAGTCGTAGACACGTGTGGTATGCTTGAGGCAAGACCACAGATTGACGTTGATCTTGCTAAACTTAATGGTAATTCTGCTGAGTGGAGGCTTTCTGAGGAGAGACTCCACATCGAGGGCATGAACCAGGAGATGGCTAAGACACTGTTTTATGGTGATACTAGAGATGAACCAGAGAAGTTTATGGGTCTGGCTCCAAGGTTCTGTGATCCGAATGCTGACAATGGCGGTCAAATAATTGATGGCGGCGGAGAAGAAACTAATAGCAACTTAACGTCTATATGGGTTGTTGTATGGGGCCCTAACACTGTTCATGGTATCTTCCCCAAGGGGTCCAAGGCTGGTATGCAGATTACCGATAATGGTAAGCAAACTGTAACTGACCTTGTAAACGGTGGTAGGTATGACGTTCTTGAGTCGCACTACAAGTGGGATTGTGGTTTGTCTGTACGTGATTGGAGATACGTCGTGCGTATTGCCAATATAGATGTTAATTCATTATCCACGTTTGGGGCTTCAAGTGGAGATACGTCACCAAATTTGATTAGGTTACTTATCCAAGCTGTTGAGACGATACCTGAAGTCAATCTTGGTAAGCCTGTTATTTATTGCAATAGAATAGTCAGGACGTGGCTTAGGATAATGGTTAACGAAAAATCTAATGTTTACCTATCTCTTGATGAGTATGGCGGGAAGAAGATACTCACTTTTGATGGCATCCCAATAAGACGTTGCGATAAAATACTTACTACTGAGTCTCATATTAATTTTGCGTAATAAGGGGGTGTAAAGATTGATACTAGATAAAAATTTAATTTTAAGCGATGCACAGGATGCTAATGCGCCAGCTTTTTCAGAAAATATAATAGATACTGTTAAGGTTGGCGACGCCGTTAATGAGCTATATTTCGTAGCATATGTTGAGACCGAATTTGTAGGTTCTGGTACTGATGGTGCAGGGTCTGTTGAGGTCAAGTTAGTTACAGAAGATGAATTAACAAACAATAATTTTAATAGTCCAGATATTCTGTGGACTTCTGGGGTTGTTCCGGTTGCAAATCTCAAAGATAAATATTGTTTTGGCATGGTTAGATTACCTAAGCCAGAAAAAGTTAAAAGATATATTGGAGCGCAGATTGTCCCAACTACTATAGCAAGTGGTAAGCTTGACATTTATTTAACCGATAATCCTCAAACTAATATTTAGCGGTGATTAATATGTTATATGAGGTTACAACTGACTGCCTAGATTTAAGCCATAGATATCGCAAAAAGGGTGAGCGTGTAGTTGTGCCAGATGGTGTGCCTGTGCCCAAGTGGTTCAAGCCTATTGGCGAGGTTAAAACTAACGAAGTCAAAGATATAAAGCAAGAATATCCAAGGGAGGAATACAAAACCTTGAATCAAATGAAAAAGGATGAACTACTTGAGCTGGCAGGCAAGGAAGGCGTGTCTGTTCCTATCGGGGCTACGAACCAAGAGATAATTCGATTGATTCGTTCCGATAGGAAAAGGAGAAAAGAATAGCATGATAGCTGAGGGGGCTATGCCCCCTCACATATTAAGAGGGTGAATTTATGAGTTTTACCCGTTTACAGATATGGAATTTAGCTTTAGCCAAAGCAGGCATCTCAAGACAACTTGTCGATGACAAGGTTCTTGATTCGCCGTTAGCTCAAACATTGCATAATTTATATGAACCTACATTATTTTCTTTTTTAGAGGAGCATTCGTGGAGCTTTGCTAAAAGGACTGTACCACTAACTTTATCAGACTATAAACATATTAAATGGGAGTTCTGCTATGAATATCCCGATGATTGCTTATGCATTAGAATGATAACTTCTAAAGCGTCTGTAGATACCAAAGATGAAATACCAGTTTTATATGAAATTATAACTGATGAAAATACTGGCAGGCTTCTAATTGGAACTAATGAAGCTGATGCTTATGCTATATATACTACAAACAACATTCGCGAGGAAGCATTCCCATCTATGTTTGTGCAAGCATTTGCTACTCGTCTTGCCGCTGAGATAGCAATGGCCCATGCTGGAGATAGAGGCAAACACTTAGACTTACTGCAGCTATCTATGCAGATGGGTGAAGGATCTAAGGAAATCAATGCTAACGAAGCAATCCACGTTGTTTGCGACTATGAAAGTAAATACAGGAGGGCTCGATACTAATGGCACGTAATATGGGATCTTCTCCATCGTCCAGTACATTTAAGACTCACCAGGTTGCAATGGTTGGCGGTGAAGTAGCCCCTGCATTGTGGTATAGGTCTGACCTTGAGAAGGTTAAGGTGGCTTTAGCTAAGTGCCGCAATTTTATACCATTCGCACATGGTGGTACTAGCTTCAGACCTGGTACTTGGTATGTAGGTAGCACAAAAAACAACGGCAAAGCCATACTTATCCCAATGAGTTTTACAAGCGAACCATCTATTCATATTGAAGTTGGCAATCAATATATGAGGTTTTTTGTAGATGGTAAGCCAATAATTAAGAATGGTTTGCCTTATGAAATTTCTGCTCCGTATGAGCTTGCAGATCTTCCTAATATAAGATACGTTCAGTCAGCCGATGTATTATATATAGTAGATGGCCACCATAGACCAAAGCAATTAAAGCGTTATGCCAATGACAATTGGTCATTAGAAGACCTTGATTTTAAAAATGGCCCATTTATGAAAGAAAACGATACTGATAATACTTTGACAATATCTTCATATAATGGCTCTACTGGTAAGATTGGCGATACTGTTACGGTTACAGCTTCTTCTGATATGTTTGTCCCAGAAGATGTAGGTAGATTGATAAATATTAGATATATCATGGAATCTAAAATAATATCTAATGGAACCGCAGATGATAGAGAAATCTCTGGAGTTCTCGCTGGTCCATGGGATGTAGATGGAGAATTTGAAATTACAGGTACATTTCAAAATGTCGATGATTACACCATTGCTTCGTCTGTTGAAATACAATATTCAATAGACAATGGAATAACTTGGCAAGTATTTGATAGTTTTCTAAATATGCATAGCACAAATAGAGTAAAAATTACTGGCGAGCTTAATTCCGAAGATTATAATGATGTTATACCAAAAATAAGATTATATAATGTAGGTGTTATATTACCATTTACTTGGATTTTAAAATATTCTAGACAAGAACTTAACGGCATTTTAGAGATTACTCAATATATATCCCCTAAACAAGTAAGATGCAAAGTTAAGCGCAAATGTTTTTATCTGAATACCCCCACAAAGAAATGGTCTCTTGGCGCCTGGGGTGATGTCCCTGGGTGGCCTGCAGTTATTACGTTCCATCAAGATAGATTGACTTTAGGTAGAACTCCTACGAGTCCATTCGATATTTGGCAAAGCGTTACTGGGGATTACAATAATTTTGGAGTTTCAGAACCAATAGAGGCCGACGACTCTGTTAAGATACCAATACGCTCACGCTCGCTTGATGAAATACAGGGCATTGTTTCATTGAAAGACCTCATTGTGCTTACCACTGGTGGTGAATGGCGTATTACTGGAAGCGCTGAGGGTAATGCCATTACCCCAGACTCTATGTATATCTCTAGCCAAGGTTATCGAGGCAGTCATCCTATTGAACCAATGATTTCTGGAGCTTCAGTCCTCTTTGTTCAGAAGTTTGGTAAGAGAGTGCGTGACCTTGCGTATTCTTTTGAAAGCGACGGTTACGATAGTGTCGATTTATCTATTTTTGCTACACATCTTTTTGATGATTATACAATTGTTGATTGGTGTTATCAGCAGGAACCATGGAGCGTATTGTGGGTTGTTAGGTCTGATGGCAAGCTTCTGGGTCTTACATACATGAAAGAGCAGGAAGTGTGGGCTTGGCATATGCACGATGTGGGTGGTGTCGTTGAATCTATTTCATCTGCCCCAGGGCTTACCGAAGATGAAGTATACATGATAGTTAGAAGAAATATCAATGGCAGTGACGTCCGATACGTAGAAAAACTTAGTTCAAAACCAGAAACCATGCATCTTGATTGTGCTGTCGTAGCATATGATGGAGACCCAGTTACTACGATAAGTGGGTTAAGCCATTTAAATGGTAAGCAAGTTGTTGTTTTAGCTGATGGCGTGCCAATCTTTGGCCATACTGTGCAGAATGGTACTATTACTTTAAAAAATACAGCCTCATATGTTGTTGTTGGATTACAATACATTGGCACAATGCAATCTCTTCCGCTGATATATGAAACTAGAGAAGGCATATCTACAGGCTCACGACGACGAGCTACAAACGTTATATTGCAGGTTTTGGATAGCAGGTTTGGTTATATTGGGACAAGAGAAGATGATATGTATCCTATTTATTATCCTAATGAAAATCTTGAGTTGTATTCTGGCGTTTTAACCGAAGATTTGAGTTCAGAATATGACTATTATGGCCAGGTTACCATAGAGCAAAGGCATCCATACCCATTCAACATATTAAACTGGACTGTGAGGGTAGCCCATGGAGATTAGGACTGAGGTATGCCAAGACCATCACATAGATCAAATTATAGAATCGTTACATCCTGGTAATATTGCCGAGCTAATCGCATTATTTGGCTCAGCAGACAAAGACGCATTGATGCAATCTGTAAACATGTCCGACGAAGTATATGCTGTTACTATAGATGGTAGAATTGCGGCTATGTTTGGGTTTCGTGAGTTATCTAAATTAACTAAACGAGCGTATCCTTGGCTTATATGTTCAAGTCTTATCAATAAATATGGTATTATATTTTTAAAGCATTTCAAGAAAATAATGAAGGATTTACAAAACAGGTTTAATGCGCTTGAATGTATAATATATTCAAAAAACACTGAAGTGATAAAGATGCTTGAATGGGTTGGATTTAAGATTTTAGAAGAAATTTATCCTGGCGTTGATGCTTCAGCTAGGTTTTATAAGATGGTTTGGGTTAGGAGTGATAGAGATGTGCATTAATGCACTTACAACCTGGGTAAGTAATACATTTAGTAGTGTTCCTGCATTCCTTGGTGGGCTAGGCACTGTGATGTCAGTAGCCGCTCCAGTAATGTACGGTAGAGCCGCTCAACAAAGCGCTGAAGCTCAAGCAAGGGCTGCAGAATACAACGCTCAGATTGAAGAAAGCAAGGCTGCTATATCAGCAGAAAGAGCTGCTCAAGAAGAAAGACAATTGAGAATGAGAGGTGAGCTTACCAAAGGTGCTCAGCGTGCTGCCTTTGGTGCTGCTGGTCTTATCCCTGATGCAGGAAGTCCTTTGGATGTTTTGCTCAGTACACAGTGGAGCATAGAGCAAGATGCCGCCACAATCAGATATAATGCTATGCTAGACCAATGGGGTTATGGCAACCGTGCCAACATGGAAAGATATCAGGCTGATGTAGCCCGTGCTACTGGTAGACAAGCAAGAACTGCTGGGATTATAGGAGGGTTAACCCACCTTGGGACAGCTGTTACTAATTTTTCTGATAAATGGGACTGGATGGGCCAGCCCCTAGGTAAGTAATTATGAGAGTACCTAGATTAATCCCACAAGAAACAATAAAAAATCCTCCAACACCAACGGCCACGGCTCCTGGGCCTGAAGCTTTTGGTGGAACCATTGCATCTGCATTGTCTCAAGCTGGGGCAGAATTAGAAGCTCATGCCAAGCGTATGCAAGATGAAAGAGATGCAATCAAAGGTTTAAACCTTACGGTTGAAGCCCAGCAACGTGTTACTAATATTTTGTATGGCGAGAATGGACTAATGCTTAAGCAGGGTTTAGAAGCAGATGGAATATATAAAACTTTTGTTGAAGAATACAATAAAATAATTGAAGAAATTGCCGTTAAAGCAGAAAACACTAATCAAGGAAATGTATTGATACAATCAATGTTACGACAACTACCAGCATATCAAAGCCAGATTTCTAAACACGAAGCTGCTGAAATGCAAAAAGCTAGAGTACAACAACTTAATGCAAATCTTGCATCTCTCACAGAAGCAGCTATAGCATCTAAGGGTGATCCCGAAGCTATGGCTGCTTTTACTCAAGAGGCAGAGCGTGTAGCTACAGCTATTTATGGTAGTTATGGTGAAGAGCCAGTAAAACTTGCTATGGATGAATGGCACAATAATGTACACAGTGGCATTATTTCTAATTTATTGGCGAACGATGAGCTTGAAGCTGCTAAAGATTACTATGAACAAAATAAAGACAAGATAAGCACTGCCAACCAGACTAAGATAGAAGGCTTTATTAAAGATAAAGAAGAAGTTATATTTGTCCAAGAAACTGGGTACAAAATATTTCAGCAGTTTGGTCTACAGAACGAAGAGGGAGCCTTAGAGTATATTAGAGAAAATTTTAGTGGCGAAAGAGAAAATAAGCTTATGACATACGTGCAGGGTATTTATGTGGATGAACGAAGATTTGAGGCAGAACGTTATGATAATTATTTAAATTCTATTGTGGTTAGGATTTCATCTGCTGGCTCTTTGACCGATGCTATCAAAATAATTGAAGAATCTAATTTAGATCCTAAAGATAAGTTGAGCTTGCAAAACCAAGTACGATCTAATTATGAGAAATCAGATGTAGGCAGATGGCAGAGTTTTAAGGATTTTGATTATATTTTATGGAGAGTAACATTGCCACCCGAACATCCAGAGGCCTTTAAAAGCGAAGCTGAAATATTTGCTGCTCTTGGTGGAAGGTTTACAAAAGAAGAACAGAAGACAATTTACCAAGCATGGCGTACAAGAGATGTACATCCAGGACTTTACGATTCTATTTATAGGGCTGTGGATGATAATAATATTTCAGAAGCGCTTTTGCCAAGATTATCAAGTGACGTATATGATGCTATTGCAAAAAAAGAGGCTGCAGAAAAACGTATCTTAAGTAATCCTGAGGTTGAGTCAATAATAAGAGACGTAGTACAGAAAAATTCAAATGTATATCTTAATCCAGACTATAGTGGAAACATTCCTTCTGATGTAGATACATATGTTAAGAATAAATACTTTAAGTCACCAGAAAGCCTGAGAAGTTATCTTGAATTTAAGGAAGCATATCTTGAATATATTGATGCCATGGCTGGGACTACTGGTCGAGCTTCAATAAAGCCAACTACATATTATGATCTTGCTGATGCGTTGATGGAAGAAGTAGTGGTATCTCAGGGTTTCTTCCAAAAGAACAAATTGAGAGGTTATGAAATATATAGAATGGGTGGCGTACTTAGAGAAGCTCCAGATGGCAGCTTGCAATGGTATATGGACAGGGATGGCGAATGGGTTCCAGCATGGGAAGTACTTGGTGGTATGCCTATTGATAGGAGAAAGCGCTGATGGCAGAGAAATTGTGGTTTGAAGAAGAAGAAGAACAGAACATACAGGGAGTTAATATCCCTTCAGACATTGCTAATAATATAGCAGCTGCTTCTTTGATTTTACAACAAAGGAAGCAACAACCATATATGCCAAAACAGCCACTCATCGATGCATATAAGACCTTCGGAGATATAAGTTCAGATCAGCTTGCTCATTACCAAAAGATGGCCGATGATTATGGGTATACCATGGCCACAATAATGAATTTCCCTGAAGTACGAGATGAAATAGAGAAACGTGGCGAAACCTTAACCCCTAACAATTATGATTGGGATTTATTTGTTTTGTCTGCCCCTAAGATGGCAAGTATTTTAGCCAGAGAAGTATATCGTATGGGCATAGTAAGAGATGACCTAGATAACATAAAACAAACAGAGGCAACCTTATCAAGGCCATTTATCCCTGTTATCCAAGATAGAAAGCTCACAGAACGCAGGCCTGCATTTTCAAGGAGCACTCAAGAAAGGCAACGCATTCATGAAAGAAGTATTCGTGCAGGTACGTGGGCTCCTGTCGATTTCGGCCCAGGTAGAATAGCAAAAGAATTAGCAACTACATATAGACATGGTGCTGCTTCTACATATGAGGGAATACTGCATGGCCGTTATGTAGCCGAAAGAGAGGGATTGCCTACCCTTTGGATGCCAGATATTATCGACATAGGGGCTAAAGTTCAAGGTATCACCGTCGAAGAAAGAATGAATTATTGGACACAATATAGAAAGGCCTTAGAAGAAGATCCATATTTCACCGATTGGTATAGAGACAAAAATATCTTTGGCAAACTTATATATGGATTTGCCCAATATGCAGGACAAACATACGCGTGGGTTACCACAGCTGCAGGACAGGCTACGTGGATGCTTCTTGCTGGGCTTGGGCTAGGTGCAGCAACTGGTGTAGGCGCAGCCGCTGGCGCTAGCGCTCTTCTTCCTGCTGGTACTACTGCTACCACTGCTGGTACTACTGCTACCACTGCAGCTACTGCTATGACTCAACCACAAATAACAAGCAAATTCGCACAATGGGCTTGGCGATATGGCATGATGCGTGCAGTACAGTTTTCCGAAATGTCAGGTAACTATAGAGATATGGAAGCAGAGAGAGACCTTTATGGGCGTGGGCTTGGCCCAACCGACATGGCTAAGGTGGCTTATGTTGCTAGCATCCCACAAGCGGCAATAGAAATGATGCAGTTAGGCCTTGCACTTTCTTGGGTTCCAGTTAAATGGTTTAGGCCTATGTATAAAATGCTAGCACCAACGTCTGCTATAGCATCCAATTTTTTAAACAACCCATCTTTTTTAAGATTATTTTCAAGGGAAGCAGCAAGAGCAGCTTTAGACCTTACAAACGAAATGGCAGAAGAGTTCTTACAGGGTTCAGTGGGCGCTCTTGCTAACAGATATCTAAAATATACTTCAGGTCAGCCGTTTGCTTTGCCAGGTTTCACTGAAGAATTTTTAGATCCATTAGAAGAAGCCAAGATGGCATTCTATTCTTTCGGCTTGTGGAATATGTTGGGTTTGGGTGGTCGAGCAATAGAACTCAAGACTCAAATTGATGAATACAATCAGAATCGTGAAATATTAGAAACATTAAACGAGGCAGTTAATGAATCAAATACCAAAGAGCGTTCTCTTATAACATTTGGAAGAAATATTAAAGATATGGTCGATGGTACTCCAAGAGAAAGAGTATACATACCCGTCAGGCAGTGGCAAAACTACTGGCAAGATCGAGGCGTCGACCCACAAGAAGCCGCCGCAGACATGGGTTTAGAAAACGAATATAGACGAGCGGTTGATGAATCAAATGTTTTATCAACTGATAGAGATCCAAATGTAGAAAAAGAGTTTCTTGAGGCCTTAGACGACGATGGGGCTAAGATGTCCATTCCTATGGAAATATATGCTTCAAGAATTGCGGGAACAGAATTACATGAAGGGTTGGCTAAATACGTCGCATTTAGTGAAACTGGTATAACAGAACGAGAATTGGAAAACGCCAAGGCAAGCCTTGAGCGTGAGATAGATTCTTTTACTGAAGACCTTGACGCCAGAGCTAGATCCTTAAGAACCCTGCAAGAAAATATAAGAATAAAACTTATGGACGCAGGCCTAGATTTAGATCAGGCTGAAACTGTTGCTGAAATAAATGCCAGAGTCCTTTCTACCGTTGCTAAATACGTCGGCGAAGACCAACAGACTATGCTCAATAATTTAACTGTTATACGTGATGAGAACGGTGAAGCCAGTGTTCAATTCAAACAAGCTCCAAGAGGCGGCATTTCTTTTGACCAAGATTCTGGTAAGGCGATCATAAGAATATTCAAAGAGACCGATGTTTCAACAGCTCTACATGAGTTTGCTGGACACTTTGCCATTGAACATTTACTTAGAGCTGAAAATATGGGGACAATATCAGAAGCTGGAGCACGTGATCTTGCTGTCCTACGTAGCTGGGTTGGAGCAGAAAAAGAACTTACCACTGAGCAGAAAGAACAGATTGCTCGTGGTTTTGAAGCTTACCTCATGGAAGGCAAGGCTCCCACGCCTGAAGTGCTCACTATATTTGAGAAGATTAAACGCTGGTTGCTTGAAATCTATCGTGAGATGGCAGCGCTAGGTGTTGAGCTGTCAGACGACGTAAGAAGCGTCTTTGATAGATGGATTCTACTTGAGGATGAAGCAGACGCCGTCATGCAACGACAGCATCTAGATAGGATAATGGAGGTTGCTGAGCAGGCTGGTATTAGCACTGATAATCTTGAAACATTAGCTCAACTTGTTAATAAAGCTGTCAGAGAACAGCACTCTTCGCTTGTTAAGGAAGGAGTTAAACCTCTTGTAGATAGATTACAAAACACCTTAGGGGATAGGCGCAAACAAATCAAAAAAGAAGTTAGCGATATGATAAGGTCTCAACCTGTATATCAGATGATATCAGTGATGAGGCGGCCGAAATCTAGATTTAGCTTCTCAAAACAAGAGATACTTGACGTCTTCGGCGAAGAAGGCCTCAAAGTATTTAGAAACATGTATAAAACCGAAGGAGGCAACATCTCTCTTAGTGATGCTGTGGCTATGTTTGGCTTTGCTGACATTAATGAAATGTATACTGAGCTTGCCACAGCATTACCCATTGCAGATGTAATAAGACGAGCATATCAAGACAACTTAAATAGAGAGATACAGTCAGGTGCTTTCGGCGACGGCCTTCGAGAGATAGCTGAAAAAGCAACTCACAATGATGATATGCTTGCTTCGCTAGTGCTTGAATCATTGATCTTAGATGCAAGAACTACAAAACAAAATTTAGTTGAAGCTTCAACCAAGCGAGCACAAATGATGCGTGCCAATGCTAAACTGCTTATCTTGAGAGATGTGGTAAGTGATGTTTCACCTGCTAGGTATTTTGCCCAGGCAGCAAAGTATGCACTTAAATATGAGCAGGCTGTGCTTGATGGTGAATACGAGGCTGCAGTTTACTACAAAGACCTGCAAGCTCAGAACTTTGCTTTAGCCCGTGAGGCCATAGAAGTTAGAGAGCAAGTCAAGCGTGGCATAGAACTTATTAGAAAGTACCAAAATAGAGGCAGAAAGACATATGGCCTGCCACTTGAAGTGCTTAATGTTATAGCAGAATTAGTAGATGCTGTAGATGCTAGCCGTAGAACTGTAAACGAACGGGAAGTGCGTGATGCTTTAAGGCAATACATAGACGAGCGCAGGGCACTCGGTGAAGAAGTAGATCTTCCTGAAGATATCATACATTCTGTTGAGCTTAAGCCAATAGACGAGATGACCGTTGGGGAGTTCTATGATTTGATAAATGCTATCAAAACCATAGAATACATTGGTAAATTAGAGCAAAAGTTCCTTGAGGCTGGACGGCAAGAAAGCTTTGACAAAGTAAAGAAAATTTTACTAGATCAAGTAAACTCTATTACTGTAGACAAGGGCGAAAGAGCTGGTATGTTGAACCCAACTTTGATGCAAAAGCTCAAAGATGGGTTAGACAAACGTATCATGGACCACAATAGAGTTGATTTTCTTGTAAAAATACTTGACAACTTTGAAGACTTTGGTGCATTTAGAGACGCCATATACAATCCATTAGAAAGAGCTACCAACGAAGCTATGATACGTCAATATGAAGCCGCTCAAAGAATAACTGAAATATTGAACAAGCACTATCCACAAAAAGAAATGCGCAAGTGGTACAAACAGTGGCTTCCCACATCTCTCTTGGCTGGCGAACGCATGAATAGAGACAACATGCTTGCTATAGCCCTTAACTATCTGAACGTGGAAGGCAGAGAACGATTAATCACTGGCTTTGGATTAACCGAGGAAGCCATAGAATCTTGGTTAAATGAAAATATGACTGAAGCAGACTGGGGCTTCGTTAAAGATGTTATAGCATTTCTTGAATCTTTCTGGCCTGAAGTTGAAGCTTTGATGGTGGATGTGACAGGTTTAAGACCTAAAAAAGTAGAACCTGCAGGCATGATGACGCCATACGGTTGGGTAGCTGGAGGATATTACCCGATAGCATACGACAGAAGATTATCTACTCATAAATTTTATACTAACTCTAATATGGACGACAATATTAGGTTGATCTCTGGTGCTAGGTCAATGATAGCAGGATATGCTAAGCCACGTCTAGTAACTGTGGGTGAGGATGCTAAGCTCATGTTAAGCGTTACGCCTGTGTTGGCTAAACATGTTGCCGATATCACAGAAGACCTGGCATTTAAACGTGCTATACGAGACGTTAGACGTATTATTAATGATCCAGACATTAGAGGTGCTATAACAAGAGCTTTGGGCAACCATGCTATAGAACAATTCGATAAGTGGTTGGATCATATCCAGTCAGGATTTGCCCCTGCCTTAACTTCAACGCAACGAATGCTGCGAAGAGCAAGAATGGGCGCAACTATGGTTGGATTGGGTCTTAGAATGTCGCCTGCATTAGCACAGGTCTTAGGTTATAGTTCAGCCGCTGTAATGATAGGCCCAGCTAGAACAGCTCACGCCATAATATCATTTTATAGTGACCCAACATCTTGGAAAGAAAAAGCAAAATTTGTGCACGATAAATCCCCGTTTATGAGATTCAGGCAACAGTCATGGGACAGAGATGTAGCAGCAACAATGAAAAGGATGATACAAGCTGGAACGATGGACCAAATACGTGAGATGGGGTTTTACTTCATAGGGTTTATGGATGCATCTGTTACCATACCCGTTTGGCTTGAAGCATATAACATGAAGATCGAAGAGGGCTTGAGTGAACAAAGAGCCATAGAATATGCTGATATGGTTATTAGACAAACTCAAAACGTTGGACGTGCTATCGACCTTGTAACTAAACAAAGAGGATCTGAGTTAGACCAATTATTCTCTATGTTTTATTCATTTATGGGCACGCTGCGCAATATGACCTATCTTGAAACACAACACTTAATTAAGAAGGGTGACGTAGCAAGGTTTGCAGCATTTATGTTGTGGGGGCTAGTTGTACCAGCGATGGCTTTAACTTGGATGCGTCAGGGAGGCCCCAACGACGAAGATCCTTGGGACGATGAAGCAGAATGGTGGAGGTGGGCTAAGTGGTCAGCCAAAAACACATTTGGATATTATATGGGGACATGGATTCTATTAAGAGACTTCTTTGGTATCTTTAGTGGATATGAAAATTACCAGTTTTCTCCTGCAGTTGGGGCGTATCAATCAGTAGCCAATGTGGTTAATTATATGTATAAGGCCTTTGAAGATAGCGAGAAAGCATTGCCAGAAAGGTTACAAAACCTTGCTAAAGCATCATATACTGCAGCTGAATATTGGTGGAGACTACCGACCAAGGGTCTACGGCAAAACTTCGCCTATCTTATGGAGTATTGGATGTCTGAGCAATACAACAAAGAATTTGAATGGCGTAGATTTTTATTTAATACTCAGAAGAAATAAAAAATATATTATAATAGGAGAGGGGTGATATAATGCTATACCCCGCACATGAAAATTTGCCACCGATAATGAGAGGATATACATGGGACCATAGGTTTTTGTTTGAGGTCTACGGTCAACCGTTCAATTTTAATGGATATAGTCTTGCCATCGAAGTATTAGAAAACTTCGATTCAACGACCACAATAACCATGTGGACTACGGGAAACGAGATAACTTTGACAGATTATGGATTGATCAAGATAGAATTGTCACCAACGCAAACACGCAACCTTCTTGAAGGTTCTTACGTATGGGTAGCAAGTTTAACTACGCCTGATTTTGGTGGACCCAGACAGACATATCCAATCATCTGTGGCAAGGTAAAAGTAGTGACATGTGATAAGGTGGGATCGTAATGAGTAATCCTTTTGAAGATTTAAGGCAAGCGGTAGTTGTAAGACCAATGAACTCACCTGGGCCACAGGGTGCTGCTGCCCCGGATATGAAAATACAATATTCTGTCGATGGAATATCATGGCACGATGATCCTGTAGAAATTGATAGATATCTTCGTTTCAGTACAGATAATGGAGTATCGTGGAGCGATCCTGTTTACTTTAATAATCTATCTGAAACGCTTATGTGGGTAGATAAGGCAAGGCAATGGGCAGAAACCCCTGAAGATAGTGAAGTTGAGCCAGGACAATATTCAGCATTACACCATGCCTCAAAAGCAGCACTCGCTGCATCTAACGCCGCAGCTGAAGCTTCAGCACTAATTGCCCCCTCCATTGATAAAGCAAGAAAATGGGCAGAAAACCCTGAGAACATCCCAGTTGAAAACGATCAATACTCAGCATTACACCATGCCTCAAAAGCAGCAATATCAGCATCCAGTGCTGAAGCCGCAGCCCTAGACGCTGCAGGGTCTGCTGCAGCGGCCTTCGGGGCAGCAGCCCCTGCATGGGATAGCGAAACTGTTTACAATTATAACGATGTTGTAAGTTTCAATAATGGACACACGTATAGATGCATAGGAACAAATATCGTCGGAGTAGACCATGCACCTAATATCAGCGGTGTAGATAACAAAGCAGAATGGACACGTATTACTGTAGCTCTAAGTGGATATTTTGAAATAGATGAAAATGGTGACCTCATGCCTATGATAGCCCCAATCACAAGCGAAATTTTTATGTTAGACGAAAATGGAGATATTACATACCAATAAGGAGTGATAAATATGAGTAGAAACATAGTGCCAAGGGTAAATAAAGATGCTGATTTAGGGACACAATCCAAGAATTGGAATAAATTATATGTAGATGCTATTGCCTTACAAGGCGAAGAACTTAAACCTATTGTAGATGGTAAGGTAAATAAAGCTATATTACAAGATAAGGGGGATTTATATACAGCTACTGCACCAGGTGAAGTCGTCAGGCTCCCCAGAGGAGCAGATGGTTTTTTTCTTACAGTTAATTCCTCTAAACCAGAAGGGCTAGAATGGAAACCTGGTGATACTACAGTAACAATTACAAGTGTATATGAACGTGGCACAGCACCATCAATAAAAGGAACATTAGCTGAAGTCGACAGACATACAATAGTTAGCCCTGGTGGAGGGCTTATTGTTGGCATAGATGATATGGTTTATAAGCTACCAACTGAAATAGAATTAGATTTGAACAACGCAGTATGTTGGGATACTATAACACCAAATTATACTGTAGCTGGGGCTAGGGCTGGGAAAGATTTTTACATCTATGTTTGCAAGCCATCGAGCGGGAATGTACCTATCCTCATCCTTTCAGCCAATTCAACGTATCCCGCAGGATATGCACCCAACACAAGCCGCAAGATAGGCGGGTTCCATTGTTTGTGCGCGGATGTCGGGACGATTACGGGGCATCCTTTGTCTGGTTTCGTTGCTGGTGACATTCTGCCTCTTTCCGTGTGGGATTTACTCCACCGCCCGAAATCCGCTTCACCTGAGGGTATGGTTTGGTGCCCATCGGCAAACATATGGGTTGACATTTATTTACAATCAGGCACAGGCGCAACCACTGCATCGGCTTACGGTGCTACCATCACGGATACGAGAACATGGATGGACCACGTAGACGATTTGGGTGCTGTCGGAAAACGTCTGCTTGACGATGGCGAATTTCAGAAAATAGCCGCGGGAGGAAACGAGGAGACGAACATCTCTGGTTCAGCAGACCCCGGCACGACCGGAGGGCATATCGATACTAATGGCAGGCGGATGATATCGTATATAGGTTGCGAGGATTGCGCAGGAGTCATGTATCAGTGGCTTAGCGACCAATCGTACCAACCGGGAATTACAGTTAATTGGGGTTGGTACAACCTACCCGGAAACAAGGGGTCGCTTTATAACGCCGATGGAGCCGGTGGCTCAGCGGATATAAAGCTTCGCGCGGGCGGTGATTGGACTAACGGCGCGTATTGCGGCTCGCGTTGTCGGGCTGCGGATTCCTATCGCTGGGTTGCGAGTGCGTATTACGGGGCTCGGGGGGCGGCGGAGCCCGCGTAATATTTAAATTTAATGTTTTGGTTTTAATGAAACGATTTAGTGAATTTGCTGAGGAATCTGGCCCCTTGGATGGGAACAAAATTCGTATTGACGATATACTTAACAAAGAATTGATTATAACTGGGTACAAAATCAAAGAAAGTAAATACCCTAAAAGTGGGCCGAAATGTTTAACATTACAAGTTGTTCTTGATGACAAGAAGTATGTACTTTTTACTGGATCTGTTGTATTGTTGGAACAGATGGAGAAATATCAGGATCATTTACCATTTATTGCTACAATACAAAAGATTGATAGATATTATACATTAACCTAGGGGGTGTTTATTTTGAGGGGATTCCCCAAACATATTAACACAAAACAAGATGTTGAAGTTTTACTAAACATGTATCCAGAAGAAACAAAAGCATTCTTACAAAAGTGTATCGAGGAGAGTGAGAACTGGATCAACCCTGTAAGGCTTAATGATGGTGATATTGGGGTGGAAGACACTACCCACTGTGTCAGAGTTGACGAGAATGGCGATCGTTACCATCTTACATGGGGATTCGACCCTGGCTGTAAGCTCGCAAGACTTGGTATTACCACAGAAGAAGCGGAGGCGATGATAAATGATACCGAGACAGCCTAGCCCGAACCATGTATGGGACGGTAAGAAGTGGGTTCTAAATCTTGAACAATTTAAGGCTGAGAAAATAGCAGAATTAGCCAATGTTCGTTGGCAAGAGGAAACAGGAGGATATATCTATAAAGGTCATGAATTTCACAGTGACCGTGAGTCTCAAGACAGGGTATTCCAAGCATACATGGCAAGTTTAAGCGATCCTAATTTTACCGTAACGTGGAAAACAAAAACAGGATGGCTTGAGATGACAGCTTCAGACTTCATAGCATTGTATAATGAATTCCAAACATTTCTGCAGGGCTTATACCAGAAAGAGAAAAACCTCCAAGCGCTAGTCGAAGCAGCAACAACAATAGATGAACTGAATGAAATAGAGTGGTAGATATGAGATTTGATGATGCATTCAAAATAGTGCTTGGGTTTGAAGGTGGCTATGTTAACGACCCAGCCGACAAAGGCGGTGAAACCAACTATGGTATCACCGCTAGCACACTAAATTCAGCAAAAACTAAAGGATGGATACCGTTCAACGTCACAATTCAAAACATAAAGATAGAACACGCTAAAATAATATACAGAAAAGGTTATTGGGATGCCATACAAGCCGACAGCTTACCTCATCCTTTAGACTTAATCCTATTTGACTCAGCCGTTAATCACGGCCCAAATGCAGCAGTTAAATTACTACAAAAATCCTTAAATACACTATTACCTTACACCGAACTAAAGGTCGACGGTATTATTGGCCCGTTAACCCTTCGAGCAGTTAACGACTATGCTGGATTACAAGATGCTCCTGGTTCACATAACAAATCAAATATCCGTTATCTTTGCATCGATGTGCTAATGAATAGAGTTGAGCTATATTTATCTATAGTGCTGAACAATAAGTCACAAGAAAAGTTTTTGAAAGGTTGGCTTAATCGAGTGTTTAAACTAAAAAGCCAAGCAGGCCTTTGAAAGGACGGTGGAACGATGACAATGACAGAAATTGAAGCTTTGAGGGAAGCATTGAACGATTTATCGAAGCAGGTACAAACGTTAAGCGACGAAAATAGAACTTCATTTGGCCGCATCTACGATAGACTCACAAAGATAGAAACGCAGATGTCAGAACGTGAATATCAATTCAATCGATATGAAAAGACTATAGAAAATCACGAGATGAGAATTAGAACTGTAGAGGGTGAGCTTGGGGCACTGAGAGACGTACCAGAAAAGTTGTGGAAGGTTAGTATGAGCAACTCCAAGCTCACGGGCATGGTGGCCGCTGCTGGCGGTGTGGGAGGACTCGTTGCAACTATCATAACTGTCGTATTGAAGTCGTTAGGTGAATAGGATGCCGTTTAATGACAAGATAAGGAAGCTACCACTTACAAAGCTTATAGCATTATGCTTTACCATATTCACTTGCGTCCTTATAGTGCTCGATGTCACGTCATTATGTCCACTGACTGAACGATCGGCGGACTTGCTCAAGTGGCTTGGAAGTACCATTATTGTGGGGTACTTTGGCAAGTCATCGTACGAACATAAAATAGACACTACCGCAGGGAGGAAGGTGAACTCATGAGTTCTAAGTGGTTTTGGCTTATTTTGATTGCTGTTATTTTATTTAGTGCCATCTTCTTGTGGTACAACCATACCTCAACTCAAAAAGCGCTAATTAAAGCTCAAGAAACAATCGAAGAAACTAAGCAAGCATTACGTGAGAATCAAGATGCCCTACAAAAAATAGATGAAATAACACAAAAATTACAAGACGTAACACGCATGGCCAAAAAGGCAGGTGATAAGCGTGTTGAAGAAATTAAGTATATTTCTGATGATGACTTCCTTAATATTGCTAATGAATATTCCGCCCTCATGGTCGAGCGAGTGGAGTGAGGGGTGGAGAAAGCTGCTCCCAGGATATGTGGTAACTGAACCATTGATGGCAGCTCCGTGGGATTGGGGCAGAACAGCACTCACGGGAGCTATGGCAGAACATGAAGAGTTAGAAACCATGAGATACAGGGTAGCCACGATAGAACAACAGCTACGAGAAGCTATGATCGAAGCAAACAAAACAAATCTTGAACTTGAATACCAGGTATCTATCGTGGAAGAAAACCTGCAAACACTGCAGGATAATATGAATAAAGAATTATCTAGGTCGTATAATAGAGGTCTTGCTAAGGGTGGCACTCTAGGCTTTATAATAGGGGTAAGTGTGGGATTAATAATTGACTAAGGAGGTGTTATTATGTCTGAAGATAAAAAGAAAATAACTCTTAGTGGTAAACAAGCAGTTTTTATTGCAGCATTAATTGTGGTTATGGCGATAGTTTTGTTAGCAATGTAAATAAGTGGGGTCATTATGACCCCACTTATTTATTTTTTCTTGTGCTTCCTGGGGACGGGATTATCAGGATGTTTTTTGTTCCACGTAGCAGCAGCAATTCTTTTGGCTTCTTTGTCTGCTTTCTCCCGTGACATTCCTTTTTTAATCAGATCCTCCTTTATTGCGTTCCGCATTTTCTCGTATCCTTTCGGCATAATCCTCCCCCTCCTTCTCAAATCTGTACCCACCAAATTGAGCATCAGTGAATGTGAGTAAGTACTCACCATTAATACTTCTAAATATATACTTCTCCTTCCTACCTTGTATTTTGCCCTCATATATAAACTTGTTAGGCAAGAATGCTACATATTGTGGGGTCTCGTTTTCGCTAATTAAATACACAGCCCCTGGTTCAAATCTATGGTCCTTTGTTATCGCAGCTTTGTCCATCCTATATTGGAGTGTGTACATCTTAGACTTAACAGATGACTTTGTACGACCAATATGATCGGCTATCTCCTGTTGTGTATACCCTTCTAAGTCCATTTGTAAGACTGTGTCATATTCTTCCTGCGTCCAATTTTTGCTCCTTGTATGTTTTTTAACATACTTGGACATTTACCTCACTCCAAGTCCCACACGTCGACCCCGTACTCATCATGAAGTTTCTTTAACATCTCAATAGTTCCGCTTACCTCAAGTTTTTTGTAGATAGTAAGTAGTCTATTTTTAATTGTCTTAGGGCTTCGATCTAAGATTTCACCTATCTCCTTAGCTGTCTTGCCCTGTGCCTTTAGTTTAATTATCGTCCATTCCTTTGCAGTTAAATCTTTCTTCAAATCTATCATATTTACCCCTCCTTAAATTTTTGTTCCATGTCTTCTACGCTCGTAGCAACTAATGCTACGGCCCCAGCATTCTGCCAGTCATACAAGGTTTTTGCCTGCAACATTGTGGCACCCTTAGCCAACCACTCCTGCATTTCTTGCGGGGCTTCGTTACGTTTAGCCTTGGGTACTCTTGGCTTAGCACCTGGCACCTTAACTTCTACTACCCACGTATGCCCCCGTATACACCCTATAATGTCAGGGAACCCTGCTGACATAGGCCCGCCATGCACTTTATGACAAACACCACCCTTAGCTTTAAACCATTCCTGTATTTTCTTTACAATAAGTTTTTCTGACACGTTAACCCCTCCATTAAAGGGAAGCCATGCACGCCAAACGACGGCGTACACAATACCAGTTCTTCTCTGGCCCTTGTGCCTGCAACGTAATACAACCTTCTAAGTGAGTCTCTATCGTCATCACCTCCGTACCACTTTTTTACTTGTGGTCTAGCAAGGTCGGGTAACACATAAACTATGTCAGCCTCACCACCCTTGACGCTGTGTATTGTTCCTATGATTACTTGTGGCTGATCTAAAAGCTGTGACGCTTTTTTCTTCAATACTTTTAACGGATACTGCATCTTTTTCTTGCCTTCAGCTGTGAGGTTTGCTTCAAACCACTCAAGCTTTCTTTCTTCATTACCAAAGACCATAGTTAAGGCTTCTTCGTCGGAGAATACGTCAGCTATGGTAAACTTATCAGTTGGCTTAGCCCTTTTAATCTTTTCTTTGATTCCATATTTCAAG